TCGACGTAGTAAGCGAATCGTGCCGGTGACCGAGTGAGCCTGTAGATCAGCGCACTGTCCTCGAACATCGCCAATCGAGGGAAGATGTACCGGGCCGCCTCAAGCACGCTTTGGCCGTATGGCGTCTGAACGTGCCTGGCCTGGAGCCGCCAGTGAATGACCTCCCATGGCTGAAACACGGTCAGCTCGGTGTCGAGTGGCGCACACCCGAACTTCGTCTGCATGTTTCCGTAGGCCCGGGTCGAGTTCTGGCCAGTCGTCGGATCAGCGTCGCCGGCCCTCATCCCCTGAACGACCTGAGCGACCTCCTTGGTCGTGATGTTGAACTGCCCGCGAATGTCCTGCACGAAGCCGATGAGCTCCCCGTGGCACGTCTCGACCCGTCGGATCGTGGGCGTCGGCATGAAGTTGATCCCGAGCACGCCCTCGTTGTTCGCCAGCACCTCTCCAAAGGTGTTCCCGTAGAGGCACAGCACCCGCGTGAGGGCCCACAGAATCGAATCCACGTTGAGCCGCTTGTAGAGCAAGTCTTCGATAATCGCCTTGACGACCAGATCCTTGCTCTTCACCCACACGGCTGCGTTCTCGGTCAAGTCCCGAGTCGTCGCGTCATCGGCGTAGAGGTCCAATGCCGCCGCGGCCTCGCCGTAGTCCGCGATGTTCTCGTAGTCCGAATACCGACTCATCAAGTCGGTATCGAGCGTCAATTGGTCGTTGAGCTGATGCCAGTTTTGACCGTCGGAACCCGTCAACCCAGAACGAGAAAAGTCCTCGCCTCGCTTGAGTTCTTGCCCCGACTCCTTCTGCTGGCGATCGAAGTACTTCCCGAACCGCTTGGATATATTGTTCGCCAGTCCCATGGTCTAAGTCAGGGGGAACAGCAGATCACTTTCCCCGAAGTCTTCATCTCGATCATATTCGCTCCGAATCTGATCGATGTCGAAATCCTCGCCAACGGGGATCAATCCATTCGGGTTGACCCAGCTGTGGTCCTTCATCTCGCTCGGCATCATCTCCGGCCCAGGTGCCGGCACAGGCAGCTTGCGAGCCACCTCGGTCAATCCCTGTACGACCCCCGCCACCGCATCTGAACAATCTTTTGAGCCCGCAATCGGGTGATCGATCTTGCCCTTCTCCGGATCGTATTCGAGTGCCATCAGCTCGCTCTCGAACGGATCATACTCGTAGATCTCCAAACGACCTTCGTACATCGCCGCCCGTAGATTGTCGTATGCATCGGTCGTGCGATCGACCGAAATTACCTTGGTGTTGATCCCTCGATGCTTGAGCTGCTGCAGAGTATCTGCGCTTTGAAAAGAATCGCAACTCGCACCCACGAACTGATAGCCCTTCGCCTGGAGCTGGTACACGAACCCCCGGATGTCGGCTAGGATGATCTGTTCTCCGTTCGGCGGATTCACCCGCAGCATCAGATCCATGACGATGTGCGGCTGAATGTCGGTGTACTCCTCCCCGTCCTCGTTGCGACGGGTGACTTCCACCATCTTGTCCACGTGCCCGATGGCGAACGCTGCACTATCGGCCGACAACGCCAGGTCCATGTGCACCCACCGCAGCGACGTGGGATTGAGCTTGGGACGGTAGTAGTCCTCGGTGAACCCCCCAGGGAGTTTCCGGACCCGACGGTCAACAATGTTGCCCCATAAGAACTTGCCCGGTTGCCCGCTGGTCCACTCCCTCACGCTGAACGGATGGAACAGCCGGTCCGACCGACACATCTCGATGCGCTCCGTCCTCGAAAAATATGGGCAAATCGCCGAGGTATTGATCCCCGCAATGTCGCGGATCGATCCCTCAAGATCCCTATCGAAGTCTTCCCAGTACTCGACGGGCACGTCGATGACGCTGCCCCCCTGTTCCGCTACCCACGGGTCGTTGATCTGATCGCGTTCGTTCTCCCCGTAGACCTTGCTCCGCATCGCCGATGAACCGATCAGCACGAAGAACTTCCGGCCGCAATAGTACTGCTGCGGACGGATGTCCCATTGGGCGTACTCCCGCAAGAACACCGTCGGGTCGTCTCGCCCCTCCTTGATCCGTCGATCGATGAAGCCGCCCACCGTGTTCGCCGAGCTCAGCAAGATCATGAAGCCAGGGAAATTCCCCCCCGCCTGCTGAAAGCGGGACTTGATTCGACGAACGAGACCGGTGAAAACCTTCTCCGCTCGATCGAACATGCCCGCGTGGCGACGGCCCGAACCCGTCGACTTGATCAGCTGCTTGTTCGTGCCGGCGAAGTTGGCCTCATCCATGACCCCGCTAAACACGTTCTGACCCAACACGCGGTCACTCTGAAAACTGCCGATCGCTAGGCTCAACTGGTTCGGGAACGTCGTATGCTCGCCGCCATAGCCCTTGAGAGGTGCGAAGTTCTCCTGGAAGTACGGGGACATCTTGAGCTTGTCCTCGACGGCCGCCTTGAGCACCGTTCGGGCGAGATACAAGCTCTTCGACACGCAGCTGATCATCATCTCCGACCCCGGAGACAGACCGAACGTCAACTGCGGATGAGCGAGGCAGGACAGCTCGTACAGAATCCGACAGATGACCAACGATCCAACGGTCGTTTTGCCCGCCCCGATGCTTCCACCAAGGATCACCTCCCGAATATCGGAGAGGCTGAACAGCTCCTCGATATCGTCCTTCCACTTGGGGTAGAGCGTCGTCGTACTCGCCCCCAGGTAGTATTCGTCGTAGAGGAACTCCTCAATACTGACCGGCTCCCAACGGTAGACAGCATCCATCCCGTAGTCCACGGCAGCGATGTTGTCGAGGCTTGGCTTGATGACTCCGGGCAACTCACTCTGCGAAATGAGCAGCTCCAAATATTCGCGTTCAGTCGCGCTGAGAGACCCAATTTTCTGTGTGAGCAGCTTGGAATCCTCATCGTTCGTGCGCACCGAATGGTGACGCCCATGCTCCTTGAGGATCATCGGCCTAGCTCGACGTATTCCCGGCGACGATCGGCTGCACAGGCAACTTTTTCAGCGCGTCAGCGTGGCGTTTGAGCTGGTGAAACAGCGACAGCACCTTCGCCGAACTCTCCGGAGATTCCATCGTCTCTGCCACATCTTCGCCGTATCGCTCGGTCACTCGCTGGCGCAGCTCAGTGCGAATCGAGGTCGAATCGGTGTTGGTCTTGCCCCGATCCATTCGAATGTCGTGCGAGCGCACGCACATACGTGAGAGCAGGTCTAAATCGTCCGACCCGGCCTTCGTCGGCCGCTTGATCGTTTCCTCAAGCGCCTTGTGCATGTCGATGCGAGCGGCCTGGTACCGAATCGCAGCCGACATCACTTCAAGTTCATCGATGTCCTCGACGTCCTGACCGAGGAATGGCGAGACCTCGGCCACCTGAACCTGGCCTCCCTCATCCTCGATCGCCTGCATCGGTACAGGGACCCGTTTTTTCTTCGAGGCGACTGAACGCAACGACGACTTGAATCTCCGCAGACTCTGCACGAGCGTTGCTTCGACCACATCCGTCGCCAATCGTTTGTCGCTCTGCAGCCAATAGGCGACCGATCGGTACGTATCCCCGCTGATCAGCCTGTGCTCAATCTCATCTCGGATGGGCTTTGGGAACCCATTGATCCGCCAATTCTGGTCCCTAACCTTCGGGACCTCCCCTCGGCGACGACTTCGCCCAGCCCCACTCGTCTTCTCACTACTACGAGACACCCGATCGACGCTGGGCGATCAGTGCGCGTTTGTCAAAAGTACCGCTTCAACCTTCACTCAAGACTCAGATCACATCGGTGCGATCGACCTTCTTGCCACGCTTCGCGGTCTCGATTGTTCGGGCCAATCGCTCCAGTTTCTGCTGAACAATCTCGGGGACCCCCGGGAACATGAAACACATCTGCATCAGCACGATCGTCACGTCAGCGATCTCACCTGCGACTGCTTCAACTGAACCCTGACCGTGCCTAATCTTGTTGATCTCGACGATCAGCTCAGCGCACTCTTCGATCGTCTGACTCATCCGCGAGTCTGGGCCGAACGTGTACAGCGCATCCATGCATATGTCATCACCTGGTCTGTCCATCACGTCCGCCTGTTGACGACCACACTATGACAAAAACCGCCCCACCGATACGTTAGCTTTCGCCCATGCGCCAAAAACAATGCCGTACACACCGCCAGGACACGCTTTGCTCGCGCGACCGGCCGGTGGGCACGGCATTAGTTCGAACGATTCAACCCTTTGCCTGCGCCGGTTGGTCCTCGACTTGGCTTTCCAACAACGCAGCCAGATCACCCCCGTAGACGATCGAGCCAATCTTCTTCGTTTTTGGGTCGATCTCGAACGCGATAAGGCCGAAACCCGTGTACTGCTCCACCGTCTTCAGATAGCCATTCGCATCTTCGACTGCCGTGTTGGATGCGAGGTAGTCCTGACAGATCATGTCCAGGCAGTGCCCTTGCTTGTCGGACTGAGCGATGGCCTTCGCGTGTTCGAGCGCACGCATGATGTTTTTCTCCTGCTCGGTGAACACCGGAAATCGCAGCGTATGCGGCTTCTCCGGATCGCTTCCCGAATCGGCTGGGGCCCCGGTTGCATCGGGGTCTGCCTTGGCGGCCTTCTCAGCGGCGACCTTCTCCCGAGCGATCTGGATAAGGCTGCGAACGCTCTCGTCCGACGCACGCCGCTTCCATTCCTCGGCGTTGTCATCCGTGACGAACCGAGCGAGCTCCTTGGCCTTCGTCCACTGGACAGCGCGAACCCACTTCTGATTCTCGTCGCTCAGCTTGCGGAACCATCCGACGATGTTCAGCAGGTACTGGACCTTGCGCTCGCTCTCATCGTGCTCCCGCTCGATGTACTCGGTCCAGCTCGAATAGCCCCAGAGCGTGTACTTGGCGTCGGCGTAGACGGCTTCGAGATCCTCAGCCAGGCCCCAGTATTCGTCCTTGATCTTCTTGAACCGAGTCTTCACCCGGGCCCGAAGCACCTTGTCCTCTTTGGTCTCGGGCTTGCCCTCAGGAGTTGCATCTTCCACTGTACGTAGCTTCGTCATCTTCACTTCACCTCTTTTTCGTATTTCGTGCGGCGCAGCCACTCGGCACAGACCCACGCGTCAGCGACGTTGTGGTTCTTGGTGGCGAGTCCATTGGCGTTGACGTGCTCGACAATTTCCTTCTTGCTCGGGCGTCCATTGCCCATCACGAGTTTTCGAGCCGTCCCTGAGACAACAATGTAGACCTCAATCCCGAACGCGAGAAAAAGTTGCATCTTGATCACGCCGCCGAGCTCAGCCAGGTCAAACACTGCCCCTGCCCCGCTCGACTCGTCGGACTTCCCTCCCTT